GTCTCTGGTTCTGGAGAAGATTGTGGTGTTTGAAGTTTTAAAACTAATCTCTCTTCACCAATAATAGGAAAATTTTGTATGATGTTTGTGGTGTCTTTTATGACAATATCACCACTAACAGATGCAGTATAGATGTTTTCAAATACGTTAATTTCTTCCACCAGTTCGACAATATCAAATGTCTTTCCAGTTGTGGAAACAATCTTGCACTCTTCAATTAAAAATTCACCAGCGAATTGTAAGTCACTTTTTGCGGCCATTAGGATGCCTCTTGTAGTTTTCTCTCAAACTCTTTTACAAAATCATCAATGTAACGAGTTCCAATAAGTCTAATCTGTCTTTTTTTCTCTTGTAATTTATCTTCATACTGATAGTTAGATATTGCTGTTGCTGATGGATACTCTGTGGTATTCATACCAACATCAATAGTGACTGTAGTATCTCCAGATGTCTGTGTAATTTCATAATGGTGTACTGCTTGTGGATTGTCATATTTGTCTGCAACGAACTGTTCAAATCTCTGAACACTCATAGGCCAGTCTTCGTAATAATCAACTATATCATTTGCAATTAAAATAGACCAGTGTAAGTTTACATCACCATAGTATTTGTGTGCAATCATCTCTGGTGTTTCACCATCTCTAACATCATAGTAATCAAATCCTAAAATATTATCTTTTACTTTTGGAATCATTTTTACTCTAGACAATATGTCTTTCATGATGGTAAATTTACCATTACCTTTTGTATCATAATAGATGTTTGGAAACATATCAAAGTATGCCATATTAATATCCTAACGCAAGTTTTTCTCTGGTGATAAGTTCCAGTTCTTTGAATTGCAGTTCAATATTTGTCTCTACTGGAGGCGCACCAGTACCATCTGAATGTGGTCTAAAGAATTGTACTCGTTCACCACCATATGTTACATTGCAACTCTCCAACACACAAGTTGATATCTTATTTAAGAATTGGTTTTCTTTATTCATGTTCATATATGTAATATCAAAAGTAGCAGGAACAACCATTGTTCTAGATGACCCAACATCACCATCAAAACTTGGCGCCATATAAAATCTAAACATTCTTGCAATTTCATCTACTGCACTTGCTTCCGCTTCTGACTTAGGCATCATTTTAAATGAATAACTAAACGCTCTTCTAGGTAAACCTTGGAATACCATCTCAAGTCTATTGTTAGTAACTTTACCTCTTGCAAGGTCAATAGCTGCAGTCGCTCCAGGCGCAGCTACATCAGCTGCCGCTCTCATTGACATAAAAGCTGCATCACCACCAGCTTGTTTACCTTCGTCAACTAAAGTGTTAAAAAATTCTTTGTTAAATACACCACCACTTCTACCTTTAGAAACAAGGTTTGCAGCTGCAGTCGCAAATACACCAATCTCTACTTCACCGTATGTTGCTCCTTGTTGAACACCAACAGTTGCAGGCATATACATTGCAATAGAAGAATTTAATCTTTTGGTTGCTTTCTTTGGAACACTGATTGTTGATGGTTCGTTATTTGAGTAAAAATCGTCAAACTCATTACCACTATACCCACCAGTTTTCTTTGCACCTCTTTTTTGACTAAACTTTACGTTTGCATTTTCAGTTTCATTAATATGAAATATCATATAATGTCCTTGGTCATTAGACCCCAAGTCTTCTGGATATGCAACGTGCTTACCCTTGAAAGGATTTGTGGCTGCATAGTTACTTCTATCAACCCTACCCCTACCGCCTGGGTTTTGTGTTTGTCCACCACCAAGTGCATCAGAAATCATGTTATTGATTCTGCCAGTTGCACGATTGATTGCAACATTTTTGATTTCGTTTAAGAATCCTCGCATCTGTATAAATATCCTTAGTTACATACTATTTAGGTGAATAATCATGGCATACCGTGGAAGATACATACCAACCTACCCAAAAAAGTACAAGGGTGACCCTTCTAATATTATTTATAGAAGTTTGTGGGAAAGAAAGTTTATGGTATATTGTGACCGTAATGACAAGATATTGGAGTGGGGTTCTGAAGAGTTTTTTGTTCCCTACCGTTCACCATTAGATGGTAAGATACACCGATACTTCCCAGACTTTTATGTCAAAGTAAAAACACCAACTGGTGATAAAAAGTGGGTTGTTGAAGTAAAACCCAAAGCACAATGTAAACCACCAAAAATGCCTAAAAGAAAAACCAAAAAGTATCTCAATGAAGTTCGTACTTGGGCTATCAATGATGCAAAATGGAAACACGCAATCGAGTATTGTAAAGATAGGAATATGGAATTCATCATCCTCACAGAAGTTGAATTGATGATATAAATAACTACATGGCAGAAGAAACTTATTTCGATAAAATATCGGCACAAATTAAAACTGGTGATGAACCAATTTCTTGGTATCGTAATCGTATCAAAGAGCTCGGAACACCGACTGTTCCAGAGTTGTTACGTTCTGGTAAACTCAATAATAAACCTCACCCCAAACACCTAAATATGTTTGTCTATGCACCAAAGTTTGCAAAGAAGTTACCATATTATGATACATTTCCACTGGTCATGTACTTGAAATCAGCAGAAGGTGGGTTCTATGGATTAAACTTCCACTACCTACCATATGCACTTAGAGCAAGACTTCTAGATGCCGCTGGACAAGATAAACTGGATGTTAGTGCAGTAGAGAATAGTAGATTGACAAAACCAACTATAAAAAGATACTTGTATGGATATGCAAGGTCTATGTTTAGAAAAGTTGATAGTGATGATAATTTAACTGCAATTATGTTACCAGTACAAAGGTTTAAGAAAGCATCAGACAGTAAGGTCTGGGGTGATTCTAGGAAGATGATTTAATGGCAAAATTTAACTTTTCAAATGTTCTTGGTGGTGCAGTCTTTGGTGGATTAAATGCGTTCTTACAACATAACGCATCCAGAGATGGATATGCAAAAGCAAACCGATATGAAGTTGTTATCTTGTTACCATCTGGTGTCACTAATGGTGATTTTCAAGGTGCTGGTGAAGCCGCAATGTCTACCACTGTGTTATCAAATTTACATGGTGAAGCTGCAAGACGCATTTCATTTCGTTGTGATTCCATATCAATTCCAGGCAGAAATCTAAGAACACAGATGAATGGTAACATTTACGGGCCACCTCATGAAATAGTTCAAGGACAAACTTTTGCACCAGTAGAAGCTACTTTCTATTGTGGTTCAGACCTTGCAGAAAGATACTTCTTTGAGGACTGGCAAAAGATTACTTACAATCCAGATACATACAATATTAACTACTATAAGGAATATGTCGGTTCAGTTGAGATATATCAATTAAATGAACAAGATGAAAGAACTTATGGTTGTAAGTTAGAAGAAGTATTTCCTAAGACTGTAGCTGCACTTGCATATGGTCATGGAAATAGTAATACGATACAAAAAGTTTCGGTTGAGTTTGCATATAGATATTGGAGAAATATTGCAACTGAACCAAAAAAGGCAAGTCTTGATAGTACTTTACAAGATATTCTAAAGAATTCACTTCTTAGACAAATACAAACAAGATTGCCGCCGGTGATACGAAAATTAGGTCGTTTTTAATTATTAAATAGGAGAATAAATTATGGCTTTGCCCAAACTTAATGCACCAAGTTATGAAATGAAAGTTCCATCAACTGGTGAAACCGTGAAATTTAGACCGTTCTTAGTGAAGGAACAAAAGATATTGATGATTGCACAAGAGTCAAAAGACCCAAACATGATGGCTAATGCCATGTGTGACCTTATTGAATCTTGTTGTGAAAACATAAAAGAGGTAGAAAAAATGCCTACCTTTGATATCGAATATATGTTCTTAAAACTGAGAGCTGTGTCTGTTGGTAGTGAAATTGAATTGGAAATGTTATGTCAAGATGATGAGGTAACAAAAGTACCAGTGAAGATTGATTTAGGAGATATTGAAGTCAAAGAGTTACCTAATCATAAAAAAGAGATTATGGTAACAGATAAGATTGGTATGACATTTAAGTACCCATCATTAAAAGATATCGCAAAGTATGGTCAAGATGGAGTGTCTGCTGTTGATACTACATTTGGTGTAATTCGAGATTGTCTGGAAAATATTTTTGATGAAAATGAAGTATATGATGAGATGAGTCAAGAAGAAGTACAAGAGTTTATTGAACAAATGACTACAGAACAATTTGAGGAAGTGCAAGGATTCTTTGATACCATGCCTAAACTAAGACACACCATAGAGGTTAAAAATCCAAATACTGGTGTTGTTAACAAAGTGCATCTGGAAGGGATGCAAAGTTTTTTAGGGTAGCCCTTTCACATGATAGTCTTTCATCATATTATAAGACTAACTTTAGTATGAGTAACCACTATAAGTGGAGTTTAGATGAACTAGATAATATGATGCCGTGGGAGAGGGAAATCTATGTTGGAATGTTAAAAAACTACATAGAAGAAGAAAATCAGAGACTAAGAGAGCAAGAGAGGAAGTATAGATGACCAAAACAGTCACAGTAGACCCAGAGGTCGCAAAAAAAGATACTAATGGTGATGGTCACATTTCAAAAGAAGAAATGGAGATGGATTTGGAATTTAAAAGAAAAGAACTTGAGGATGCTGACGCTCGCCGTGATGCTATGAGGCAGATGGCTTGGTTCAGTTTATTTGGTATGTTGTTATATCCGTTTGCAGTCGTACTTGCAAACTTGATTGGATTAGAAACTGCATCTAAGATTCTAGGTGACATGGCTGCAACATACTTTGTATCAGTTGCCGCTATCGTCATGGGTTTCTTTGGTGCAAACGCATATGCAGATAAAAAGAAGTAAATAAATGGCTGACATGGAACTAGTAAAAGCATCTAAAAATTTAGAGAACGCAACTGCCCAGTTGAAAGATTTTAATCAATCTACTGGTAAAGAGATTGCACAACAAATTGGTGGAGACTTAAAAAAAGGTGTTCTTGAACCTTTTACTAATGCTTTTGCACAAGTTCCTGGCGTACAGACTTTGGGTGCAGTTGGACAGACTTTATTTAATAAAGCATTTGCAGCCCTCAAGGAAAGAAGAGAACAGAACTTACTTCGTCAAAGACTTGGACTGACTAAAGAACAGTTCAATCAGATGAAATACCAAAAAGAGGTAACGGATGCACAAAAAGAATATGCAAACCAGTTGTCAGAAGGTGCGTCAAATTTACTTGGATTAGATTTAAATAATTTTGACATTGAAAGTGGTATGGTAAAATACAGTGAAAATGTTACTCTTTCAATTGATAGACTCAATAGACTCAATCAACTAAAACTTGATAAAGATGCAGAATACAGAGCAAAAGAAGAAAAAGGTGCATCTAAAAGAATCGAGGCAGAAAATCGTGCAGAAAGAGATGCTGCTGACCAAAGAAGTATCTTTGAAAGAATTGCAGGCAGTATTGATGGTCTTGCAGAAGGTATTCAAAACATTAAAGCAGAAGATGTTGGTAAAGGTCTACTTGCACCCATAGGTCTAATTGGTGGTATTATTGTATCATTTGTTGGTGGATTTGTTGCAGAAATTAAAAAACAATTCGCAGCTATCAAACTTGTAGTTGGTGGTGGTATGAAGGGGTTTGCAACCCTTGGTAAATCTATTGGTGGTTTAATTAAAGCAATAACACCAAACTTCATTTTAAATTTCTTTTCAAGTATTAAAAATACCCTCAGTGGTATGAAAACATTACTTACTGGTGGTCTTACTAAAATCGGTAGAGCTGCAGATATCGCCGCTGACTCCACTAAGATTGGTGATATATTCACTAGTTTTAAAAACATGATATCTGGTGTAAAATCATTCTTTGTCAATAGTAAATTCTTCCAAGGTGTAGTTAAGTTTGGTGATTTACTAATGGATGGGGTTAAAGCTGCTGTAAAACCACTTCAGTCTTTATTCAATATGATTAAAACCACATCCACTTCAATGGCTGCAATGTCTGGTAGTGGTGGAATGATTGGTAAAATTATGGCATTTGCAAGAGGACTTGGTGCAACACTTGGTAAATTATTTTTACCAATAACTATTGTAATGTCTGCGTTTGACTTTATTACTGGTTTTATTGACGGTTTCAAAGAATCAGAAGGTAACAACATTGTATCTAAATTTATTGATGGTGTTGGTGGTGGTTTGTCTAAAATGATTGGTAACCTTATTGGTATACCTCTTGATTTATTAAAAGATGGTGTAGCGTGGATATTAGGTAAATTAGGATTTGATGATGCAAAGAAAATTCTCAATGATTTTAGTTTTACAGACTTAATTAAGAATATTGTAATGGCACCATATAAGATGGTATCCAGTGCAATTGATTATATTGTAGGTATATTTACTGGTGAAAATGATGTAATTGGAGATTTACTATCTGGTGTAGCAAATGTTGCAGAAGCCGCTAAAGGGTTATTAAAAGGTATTCTACGTTCTATTCTTCCATCACCTAAAAATGAAGATGGTGGTGTAATGGGATGGATTAAATCTCAAGTATCAAAAGTAATACCAGATAAGGTTTATGAGTTTGCTGGTCTAAATCCAGAAACAGGCGAAAGATTACTACCCAAAGCATCTGAAGAAAGTCTTCGTGCAATATCAGAAGCAGGACTTGCTGATGCATATACGAAAGCAGCAAGTGAGGGTAATGCAGATGAAATGGAAAGATTAATCCGTGAATCTGAAGCGAAAAGACAAAGTAGTGGAGATACTATTATTAATAATTATGATAATAGTACAAACAACAGCGGTAACAGTAGTTCTACAACTCTATCATCAACAGCGTTAGTTGACGGTGCAGCCCCTGCTGGTGCAAAAATGGAATAATTACTTAGTTGCGTTATTCAGACTATCAAGAACATCATCAATATTCGGTTCTTTACTGCCTGGGTCATAAACACATTGATACTGTTTAGGGCAGTTATCCTCATACATTAGTGTGTATGTTTTATTACCCCCAACGTAAATACAAGCTTGTCTACCAGTGTACTTTGACTTCACTCTTTTCTTGAGTCTACAAGTCGTGTACTTCTTATTG